TTTTACCATCTCCGCCTCTTAATGCTAAGTCTGCAACTGTTACACCTTTTTGTTCAGCAATCATTTTGTTAAGTTCTGCTAAGTTAACAATGCTTTTACTGTCAGGAGTCATTTCAATTGTGTCAGTTTTTGCTTTAACTATCTTACCATACTTTTGCATTCCTGCTAACATATTCATGCCATCTGGTAATGTAGTACGAGACATTGCTTCTGCTAGTTCGTATGCATTTTGACCTGCATTTGATTCTACTACTTTAATAGCAGAGTCGTGTTGTGCCGCATCAAGTGCTTGTGTTGGTATTACTAAGCATGAGTCAGGTTCTCCAGGAACCACTCTATATGCAACTAATACTTTTTTGCCTGTGTTGGCAATTCTTCCTACGTGTTTTAGAGCCATAATTACTCTCCTTTAGGTTCTTCCTGGGGTTCCTGTTGCGCTGCCACAGCACCTAAGAAAGATTCCAATTTGTTATATGTTGTACCTACAACAGCCATTTCGTTTGCTTTAAACGCTCCACGCGAGCTTGCAACATCAATAATCTGTTTAATTGCAGTCAAGTCTTGCACTGTTAGTTCAGCCGCCTGCGCCTCTGGTGCTTGCGATTGTGGTGCTTCTTGTTCTACGTTTTTTTGTTCATCAGCCATAAGTTTTCTCCTTGTGTATAATTAATTATATGTACTTTGTTATTTGTACTTTAAAAGTGGACAGGCTAACATGAAATAACTCATTTCTTTTGAGTCTTCAAAGCCCACTTTTATTAGTGTTTCTACTTTGTTAGAATTTGTTGAAATATCAATAGTAGTTCCTACAAAGTATCGACCTTTTAAATGCTTTAGTATCCATTTATTTAATGATTCTTCGATGTTATAGGTGTAAGGAATGGCTATGTATTCAAAGTACGGAACAATAGTATTCGACTTACGTGCATCAAATAAATTTAATACATTTGGCTCTTTTAGTTTATGCGGCAAGAGCTTCCTCATATCTTAGTGTGGTGCCAAATGGTGCCTGTATATTCTTATCATGATGTGAATGAATAAGAAAGATAGTATCACAGTAATCTTCTTCACCCCAACTATCCCACGCATAACCGTCTGTAAACATAATAAACTTTTTAGGAACAATATCGTTTTCCTTCATATACGTCCAGTTAGCCATAAAGTCGGTGCCACCACCGCCAACAATTTCATAGTCTTGTAATATTTCGCCATTGTCAGAAGTAAAATCTTGTTCGTTGTAAACTTTAGTATCGAAGCACCATACTTTTATATTATAGTCTTGATACTGATCCATAATACCTTGTACTTCACTTAAAAAGTCTGTTGCTTGTGAGTTACCAATTGAACCTGACATATCAATACCAACAGATATATCAATTGTCTCGTCAAAGTCTTGTCCTGGTAGTATAGCACCTGTATGCCAACCTTTACGATTTGGACGACTAAATGTAAAATCATTCTTAATAGTTGACTGTATTTGTTGCTGTAAAATCTCACGCCAGTTCATTTTAGGCTCTGTGAGTTCTTGGATCATTCGAGTAATTTCACCTGGTGTATTTCCAGCACCAGCGGCCTGTGCGGCAGTCATCATTCCTTCTTTAATTTCGTCTTTGATCTTAGCCATTTCTTCTTTGCTAAATTTAGGACGTTTTTTAGAAACATTATTACCGTTTACATCTTTTTCTTCTTCGCCTTGTTCGCCGTCGGTGTCGCTTCCATCATCTAAATGTTCGTCGAGCATTTCACCTTCACTAGCAAGTTGCTCTAAAAAATCTTCCATATTTTGTTTTGCTTTTTCAAACAATTTGTCATAGATCTCTTCTGACGTATCTGCATCATATTGAAAGTCTTGAAAGCAATCTACAATTTTAGGCTTTTCGCCAATACGGTCACGGACTAATAAGTTGTTTACTTTGTAGTCGGCAGCAATATTGTATAACATAGGATTACGATCATCTCTGCGTCCTAAGTGATCAAATACCATATGTAAAATTTCATGTGCAACAACAAATTCAATTTCTTTATTATTCATTGCATTAAAGAATTGAGTATTATAGTAGAGGTTGCGACCGTCTACAGCGGCAGTGGGTAACCAGTCATCTGCGGCTAAAATGCGTAAACGTGTAGCCATATTGCCAAAGAATGGATGTCGCAACAGCAAACCTACACGAGCAACAATAATGCGGTCATATACTTCTACACGCATTTCTTCTAGTTGTTCTGGAGTAATATTAGGATCAGGCTGCCAATTCTTTAGTTTACTTGCAGTTTTTTCTGTAGACATTTGCATTGCTACATGCTGTGGTAAAAAATCTAACATATTGTGCCTCTCACTTTGTTGCTTTCTATACATATATTATACTATTATTTACTAATAATGTCAAGAAGAATTGGGCGATTTTTTACGGGATCGCCCAAACCCAACACACCTATTAAGACTGTTGTGCTGCCTTAATATACTTACCATAACGATCGTGGAATTCATCAAAGCATTCTACTTCGTCTGGATCAATGGGCAATGCATACTGAGTGAGTGCTACTTTAACACCCATTACAACTAACTCAGTCTCAAAGTTATCCATTGCAAAGCGCAAAAAGTTATTAACTTTATCATCAAACTTCTTATCGTTTGCGTCTGACGCTTCTTTTAGTTCGTAGCATAGTGAAACAGTTAAGGAATACATTGCACTGATTTCTGTCTGTTTCAACTCTTTAACCTTACCTGACAAAATGTCACTTGGGTTAGGCATAGATGCCGCTACTTTACGGTGTGCCATAAACTTAATAGCAAGTCCTTCACCAACTGAACCTGATACTAAATCTGTAGTAGTTTCAGTATCCAGTTCGTCTTCTAATAATTCGCTTACAAATGTCCATGTACGTGGAGTAGCAAACGAACGTGAAGGGCTTTTAGGATCAAAGTCGTATAAGTCTTTCTTACTAAACTGTAAGTAACCTACAACATCTTTGTGTATATTATTGTTAACTGCCCATTCAAACCAGTCTGGAAAACTAACTGAAAGTTCTAAGTGAACAAAACGGTTAGCTAACGGTGCTGGCATTCTATACGTGACACCTTTGTCAGCGTCACGGTTACCTGCCGCAATAATCATTACATTGTCTGGCAGTTTGTATTGTCCTACACGACGATTAAGAATTAATTGGTATGCTGCCGCTTGTACACTAGGTGCTGCCGAATTCATTTCGTCTAAGAACAATACAATATTGTCGTATTGTTTTGCAAATTCTTCACTTGGTAATTCACTAGGTGCACCCCATACCATTGTACCCGAGTTACTATCAAAATACGGAATACCTTTAATATCTGTAGGTTCCCATAGCGATAGTCGAATATCAATTAAGTGTGAATTGGGCATATCATTAGTAATTTGTTCAACTACTTCAGATTTACCAATACCTGGAGGCCCCCAAAGAAAGATTGGACGCTTCTTTTTCATAGCATGTTTAATGCTAGTTTTTGCCTTGTTAGGGCTTACAGTTCGAATGGCTGTATTTTCCATGTTGTATTCCTCATTTGTCATTATCAGTGCTAAGTAATTTCTTACTATGTATATAGTATACGCTCAGACAAGTAGGAAGTCAACCTCTTTTAAAGAATTAATTAGATTTATTTTGACGATTCATTGCTTTGGTTAAGCCGTATTTACGTAAGTCTCCACTAAAAAGATGCAGTTCCATTGCCTTCTTTTCGCTCGTTACGTGTATTGCTCTATTGGTAATGTAGTAAGGACAGTCGATAAATTTGTCTAAAAAGATAATAACTTGAGTAGTAAGAGGCATATCTTTAGGATACGGCACTTCGTATGACGCTAAGTCAATTTCGGTTAAGACATCAAAGCCGCAGTCAGTCAGTCTCAATCCTCCGGAGTCTCTAGTATTCTTCCACCAAAGCGGCATAAACTCTTTAACGCTTAACTCGTTTGAAGTCTTACCTAATTGATTGAGAAAGATTTTTGTATATGTTTCTTTCCAGTTCATTCTTCGTTTTCTAATTCACCTGCTGTTAACTTATATACCGCAAATTCGTCAGTATTAAACATGTCGTTTAATTTTAGTGCTAAGTTGTGTGCATGACCGGGATTAGAGAATGATACCTTCTTATATTTTGGGCCAGGATAATTTGTAATAGAGTTTAGACTCTTTAAGTTAAAAGGCTTATTATTGTAGAACACTGCCCATATAGCATCTGCATCTAATACTTGTTCTGCTCTATATGTTTTTTTATCAATATGTTCTAAAAGTACAGTTGGTTTTGGCCTACTCATTTGCGTATACTCCTTAAATTATATACGCATATATTTATCTCTTTTTATAGTTAAGTGTGTACTTTACTTCCAGTCAGTGCCGCCGTCTAACTGAACTTCAACTGTTCCGCCACTAGAGTTCTCCTTTACGTATCTTTCAAGGTCGCCTTCTAGTCTTGCCATTACAGTACCTAATGTATATGCTAAGTTTTTTGCTTGTGTAATACTTAACTTAACTTCTTTAGAATTACTTAGATCTGCATTTTTAACTTGTTGTATGAACTGCTGTATCGGTGCAGTATTTAAAGGATCATTTTGCATTTGCTTTACTCAGTGCTGATCTCATTTCAATATCTGTTTTAAACGGACCTTGAGATTCGTAACGTTCTACAGTAATTAGTTTAGGACAAAAACTTTTAACCCAACCTTTATCAAAGTGAATAATATAGTAACCTGCACAATATAAACTTTTTGATTTTTTACTTTTAGTAAACAATGGAAGTTTTCGTTGAACATCTAACATTGGATTAAATGGTGCTGTGCTTGTAGGATAACCGTATGCTTCTTTATCAATGTTAACAGCTTCAGTTGTACTAACTTCGTTTATTAATACATTATTACCAAACGTCTTTTTTAGTGCTTTTTTACTATCAAAATATGTTGTACCTTGTGTTCCACTAACCATAAAACGATTTTCGTCCGCCAATGATATTGTCCCAACACGTACACCGTTATCTTCTAAGATCCAAAATTTATCTTTTAGAATAGTTTTAGTTTTTATCATTTAGGATACCTCGCTTGTAATGGTGTTGCATAAGATGCTGCCTGATCTGCAATACGTTGCATATCCCATTTAGCACAGAACTTCATAAGACGCATACCAACTTGTGCTATCTCTTTAGGTTCTACTTCTGCAATAGTATTATTAATTATCTCTCTAATGTCTGCAGGTTGTGCAGTCAAATCACATAGTACAACATTACGATTGTAGTCGTCTAGTACACGATGTTCTTCACCGTTATGATCTGTCCAACGTTGTAACATCATATTATTCCAGTTGTAGCCTTTAGTGTTCTTATCTTCGTATGCTTCGATAAGGCCAACTTTGTTCTTAGTGCCTTTCTTGCGTACACCTGGATACGCACTAAACACGTTATCACTAGTGTCACCACGCATACACTTCTCAAACAACATAAATGCAGGATCAGGTGCAGGCTTCTCCTCTTTAGTCTTCTTGTCAATTACACGATCGCCCTTGTCTGTAAAGTAGCCTTCGTGTGTAATTGTAGTATTACTAACACCGTTGTATTGTTTACAGTTAGGTGCAATAAGTTGTGCAAAGTCGCCGTCAGTACTAATAATAACATGATTGTCATTAGGGTGTGCTTGTACCCAGCCTGCAATAAGATCATCTGCTTCTAGTTGCGGATCACGCATAACAGTACAATTAGTCTTGTCTGTAACAAAGTTTTTAAACTCGTCAAAGATTTCCCAAAACGCTGTATCTTCTTCTTGCTCACGTTGTGTAAGTGCATCTCGTGCAACTTGCCTATTACGCTTGTAAGGCTCATAATA